GGTGATGACATGGGCATGGGCGACGAAGGCGGCTTAGAAGATCGTGTTATGGATCTTGAGGCAGCACTCGACGAGCTCAAGGCCGAATTCGACGCATTAATGGCCGATGAAGAAGGCGAGCCCGAGCATCACGATGGTGAAAGCGATCCCGACTTTGGTGGCGATGAAGAGCCAAAAGAGGAAAGCATGGTTCGTGAGTATGTGGATAAAGTTGCTATTCCTGGTAATGCCGAAGGTCAGACAGTCGGTGCTCAGAGCAGCAGCAAGCCCACAGTCAATGCTAAAAGTCCGGGTCTACAAAAAGCAAATAACATGGGCGGCACAGCCGGAAACATTGTAAAAGGTGGAACCGAGCAAGCAGCTGATGGAAAGCCAGTACCCAAAGCCAGTAATCAGTACACAAAAGGTCAAGGGCAAGTAAAACATGCCGGGCAGTTTGAGAATGTTCCTGGTGCAAAGACCAAGGGTTATACAGACAAGCATACCAGCTATGAAAAGCAGCATGGTAAAGAAGGTCAAACTACAGACGGTAAAATGCCTGTAGATGGCAAGGCTTTTATTGGTACAACAGTAAGAAACAAGTAATATGAGCCAATACCTACGCGAAGATCTAACGTTTGATCACGCCCAAATGCAGATCCTTTCTGAGGATCGCACTGACGGTGGTGGTAAAGATCTTTACATGAAAGGTATATTCATCGAGGGCGGGGTAAAGAACGGTAACAACCGTGTTTACCCTGTTAACGAAATTAGTAAAGCTGTAGAGACCATTAATGAAAAAATTAAAGGTGGTTACAGCGTACTCGGTGAAGTAGACCATCCCGATGATCTAAAAATTAACTTAGATCGTGTCAGCCACATGATTCAACAAATGTGGATGGATGGACCTTGCGGCCATGGTAAATTAAAGATTCTACCCACACCAATGGGTCAGTTGATTCGCACTATGTTAGAAAGTGGTGTGAAATTAGGCGTATCAAGTCGCGGAAGCGGCGAAGTACATGAGTCCACTGGGCACGTCAGTGGATTTGTTATTGAGACCGTGGATATCGTGGCACAACCTAGTGCTCCACATGCGTATCCTAAAGCTATTTACGAAGGTTTATTAAACATGCGTGGTGGCCACCGTGTGCTAGAAATAGCCGGTGAAGTCGGTCAAAATCAAAAAGTGCAGAAGTATTTGAAAGACGAAGTTGTTCGTCTAATCAAAGACCTTAAAATCTAAGGAGAAACCGCAATGTTTGACGCTTTAAAACCATTGCTAGACAGCGGTATTATTAATGAAGACACTCGTACAGCTATTAATGAAGCATGGGAAGCCAAGCTAAATGAGGCTCGCGAGCAAATTCGTGCCGAACTTCGTGAAGAAATGGCAGCTCGCTATGAACACGATAAAACTGTAATGGTAGAAGCACTAGACAAAATGGTCACTGAAAATCTCAAGGCCGAGATTGAAGAGTTCGCTGTAGAAAAGCAGGCAATTGTCGAAGATCGTGTGCGTGTAAAAAACCACATGCTAGAAAGTGCCGGTCGTTTTAATGACTTCATGGTTAACAAGTTAGCTGAAGAAGTACGTGAACTACATTATGATCGCAGAGCACAGATGGAAAATCAAGCACGACTAGAGAAGTTTATTGTACGTGCATTGGCTGAAGAAATCAAAGAATTCAGTCAAGATAAAAAGGCAGTTGTTGAAACTAAAGTTCGTTTGGTAGCAGAAGCTAAGAACAAACTTGAAGCTATTCAACGTCGTTTTATTGAACAAAGTGCTCGCATTGTAAAAGAATCAGTGACACAAAAGTTAGGTGCTGAACTAACCCAACTACGTGAAGACATCCAAAGTGCTCGTGAGAACATGTTTGGTCGTCGCATCTTCGAAGCTTTTGCTAGTGAATTTTCCTTAACTCATTTAAATGAGAATAAAGAAATCATTAAACTAAGAAAAGAAGTTGAACGGAAAGATCAACAAATCGCCGAAGCAATTGCTGTAAAGCAAAATGCAGAAAAGTTAGTTGAATCAAAAGAACGCGAAATTCGCGTGATTAAAGAGAGCCAAGATCGTCGTACAGTAATGGACGAGTTACTTGGTACTTTGGTAAAAGAGAAGCAATCGGTAATGCGTGAACTTCTCGAGTCAGTGCAGACTCCAAAATTGAAGACTGCATTTGAAAAGTATCTTCCTGCAGTCCTTACTACAGGCACCAAGGAACCAGCTCCGGCTGTTCTAACTGAGAGCCGTAGTGAAGTCACAGGAGATAAAACTGCTAAGACACAATCAACTCTTGAAGCTAGGGAAACCAATGTTGTAGAGTTGAAGAGACTAGCAGGGTTGAAATAATAGTTTAACCTTAAAGGAAAGAAAATAATGACACAAGAACTATTAGAAAGCCGTTGGGGCGAAACTAAAGAAGCCCTGTTAGAAGGCTTGCAAGGCTCACGCCGCAACAACATGGGTATTATGCTTGAAAATACCCGCAAGAGCTTGATGGAAGCTGTTACAGCTGGCTCAACAGCAGCTGGTCAAATCGCAACGTTGAATCGTGTAATTCTACCGATCATTCGTCGTGTTATGCCAACTGTTATTGCAAACGAAATCGTTGGTGTTCAGCCAATGACTGGTCCAGTTGCTCAAATCCATACTCTACGTGTTCGTTACGCTGACACTGTTAGTGCAACAACCGCGACAGATGGTGCAACAGCTGGTGATGAGGCACTAAGCCCATTCCGTATTGCAACCGCTTACTCTGGTAATGCATCAACCAGCCGTGCAGATTCAACATCTGCTCTTGAAGGTGTGCCAGGTAACAAAATCAATGTTCAAATCTTGAAGCAAGTTGTCGAAGCTAAGACTCGTAAACTAAGCGCACGTTGGACATTTGAGGCTGCACAAGATGCACAAGCAATGCATGGTATTGATGTAGAAGCAGAAATTATGGCTGCTCTAGCACAGGAAATCACAGTTGAAATCGACCAAGAGATCCTAGCGAGCCTACGTAGCCTAGCTCCTTCAAACCTACCAGCATTTAATCAAGCTGCTGTAAGCGGTACAGCTACATTTGTTGGTGACGAGCACGCTGCTCTTGCAGTTACTATCAATCGTGCTGCAAACTTGATTGCACAGCGTACACGTCGTGGTGCAGCTAACTGGGCGGTTGTAAGTCCAGAAGTTCTAACTGTACTACAAAGTGCAACGACCAGTGCATTTGCTCGTACAACAGAAGGTACATTCGAAGCACCAACCAACACTAAATTTGTTGGTACATTAAACAGTGCTATGAAGATCTACGTTGACAGTTATGCTAATACCGGTACCGATGTTCTAATTGGATACAAAGGTACAAGCGAAGCCGATGCTGCTGCGTTTTATTGCCCATATGTTCCTCTAATGAGCTCGGGCGTTATTCTAGATCCAGCAACATTTGAGCCAGTAGTTGGCTTTATGACACGTTACGGATATGTTGAGTTGACAAACACAGCCAGCTCACTCGGTAACGCAGCTGACTATCTAGAGCGTATCGCAGTATCAAACTTAACTTTTAGTTAATTTTTCCTAAGTTCGGGATGGGAAAAAACAAAAAGGGCCGCAAGGCCCTTTTTTGTTGAGCGTAAAATTTTTTTAATTACCGCCACCAGTGTTAACAGAACTTGTGGTTGTAGTAGTTGTTGTGGTAGTAGTATTAGTTGTATTAGTGGTTGTGCCTGTTAATTTATCTGCTAGAGTCTTAACAACATCTTTGTTAGCATTAGTTAAAGTTGTAATGTTAGTAATAGCTTGAGCACCTAACGCTTGGATAGTTGCATTATTGCTAGCATTTAAAGTAGTTGCGGCAGTTAAACCAGCTGTAGCGGCATTATTAACACCAGTGATACCAGCAGTTCCTAAAGTAGTTGCAGCAGTTAAACCAGCTGTAGCGGCATTATTAACACCAGTGATACCAGCAGTTCCTAAAGTAGTTGATGCTGTAAGCCCTGCACCTGCCGTATCTTTTAATGCATTAAATCCGGCAATATTTGTAGCCTGTAGTGCGTTTAACGCTGCGGTGCTTTGTGTTCCCAAGGCATTAAACCCTGCTGTGCCTATATTTGTAGTTGCGGTAAATCCAGCAGCAGCAGCATTGTTGACCCCGGTAATACCTGCGGTGGCTACAGTTGCCAAAGAATTGGCTGCAGAAGTAGCGGCATTAAATCCTGATTGGGCTATATTGGTATTGCTTGTGCCCATGTTAGAACTCATGGATGCAAAGGTTTGATTAGTACTTTGAGCTATGGCAGCTTGGTTATTGCTTTGGGCTATAGCAATGTCTTTATTTGCTGTAATACCATATAATTGTGTAAAACTGGGCAATAAGACACTGGTCCATTTTAGAGCAGTGTCTCCCCAGTTCGTGGGCGGTGCGACCTGTAATTGTTGTCTTTGATTATTACCCCCACCGCCGCCCATTTGTATGCTTAATACAGCAGCCACCTTGGCCCCACTGTCGCCATTTTTGGCAATTTCGGCCAGAGCATTATATCTAGCAGTTTCAGCTACAGCGTATGCTTGAGCGATCTTCTGCTGTGTCTCCGAATACATTTTATAATCTGTGTTAGCGCAACCAGCTACAAGCAAGGCAGCTATAGATATAGCAATTATCGAACGCATATTGTCACCTCTTGGGTTTGTTATATATTTATACAAAGCTAACGATAAATACTTAGTTCAACGAACTTATGGGGAACCCAACCTCGTAGGCCTAGAACGCCATTTTAAGGAGAAAAACAAATGGGACGTCCTATTAATAAAAGATTTTTTGGTTCATCAACTACAGAAGGTGATATTCGTGTAAGATTCCGTGCAACTGGTAACGGAATTGAATATGATGGATATATTCTAAAACAAAAAGGCAGTAAGAAATTTCTTGTATCGGCCGGTAATGCTGCTGTAACAAGTATTTGCACGTTAGCAGCTAAAGTTAATGGAAGTTTAGCAGTTGGGGACATGACCATCAGAGCTAGACTTGATAGTACAACAGTTGGATACGTTAGTAAAATAGAAGGTCGTACTTGTGTGCTAGTCAACACCAGCGGTACTACTATAGGTTCTGGCCCATGGTCGTTTGCCTCAAGTTTAACTGACGGTTTCATACAACTCGAGGAATCTCAGGGTATGGCAGCAACAGCCATTAGAGGTAATGCTACCATTGTATCAGGTAACGTCGATCTATAATCAATTTAATAAGTCCTTTAAAATAGCACCTTAGGGTGCTATTTTTTTCCAGACAGCATAGCATAAATAGATAAAAGCTATATTTTATGCCAGCCTACGATAGAATAACCGGTAATTTTTATATTGATACTCTCACCGGTCCGCAAGGACCTGGTGACATGTTTATCACTGTAGGTGGTGGTCAAAAAACTCTTTACATCAACGGTAATTTAGTCGTAATTGGAACTTTTAGTAAAGTTGAAAGTATTGAGACATACATCTATGATCCCATTATAACATTAAACGCTGATGTAACAGGTATTGCACCTTTTGAAAATAGCGGCATAGAAGTAAGGCGTGGAACTAGTCCTAATATATCTTTAGTCTGGGACGAAACATTAGATTGGTGGACGTTTTCGGCTAGTCATTCAACAAGATATGTAACTTCATCAAGGAATGATCCTAGTGATGATACATTCATGATGTGGAAAATTTTACGTATGTTGCGGGATGACCCCGATCCCCATTTTGGCGGAAATTTATACACAGACGGTTATGAAATCCGTAGTCAAGATCCGTTTAATATAATTCTCACCCCAGGTTGGAATGGAACACAAGCTAATACCGGCGTACAAATAAATCATGTAAATAGTTTAGTTGCTAACATTCCATATGTTCCTAATTCAACTATTGTTTTTGGCAAAGAACCTGGGAATGGTGTCTCTGGTTTATATATCATAGACAAGTTGCAGCGGCAGGAAGAGCTTATTACAAAGCGACGAGCACAAGTATATTCTTTAGTATTGTAGAAAAATATGGCTATAACAAGTACGTTGTTGAATGATATTAACTCAAGTATTTTTACCAGTGATGGTAGTAATGCAGTAACTACTATGTATTTCTGTAATACTGGTAAACAGATTGCTTACATGACTGTTCATGTAGTTCCGAAAAATTTTGCACCTGGTCCCACCAATATTGTCTACTATGAAGTTCCAATAGCAATTAAAGATACATATGTAGTGGATACTGAAAAGTTAATTTTAGAGGACGGGGATAAAATATATGCAGTCTTAGGTGTAAACTATCATGCTAGTAACACTGCTGTAATTGCTACTGTGTCGACTATTGGGATGTAAATGGGTCGATATATTAAAAATAAAGAAATCAAATCTGGAAGTTACAGTGTACGGATGCCTATGGGATCCAGTGTTCTAGGTCCAAATGCGCCGGTGCCGGGTTTAACTAGATTTAACTCAAACAAGAACAGATTGGAAGTATATAGAGCAGTTATCAGAAATGGATTACCGGAAATGCGTTGGGTTGGTCTAGCGTTCGCGAGCGATATAGATTATCCTAATAAGGAAACTTTTTATGGTACAGGTACACAAGTTGTATTTGGTCCTATGAAATATAAGTATCCTAAAAATAACGAGGTATACCTAAGAGTTTATGTGCATAATATACATCAAAATCCTGGTGTTGCTTATTTAATAGATGATTATTCAATAGTTTTTTCTAGTCCACCACCAGATGGGCACCCAATTATAATTATACACGGAGCTTTGCCCGGCGATCCATTTGAACAAATACCTAGCACTTGGCAAGCTCCGGCAAGAATCTTTACCGAAACAAGTTATCGTGTTACCAGTAATTTGAAACGCTTAATAGAGGTTGACTCAAACGTTGCTATGTTTACTGTAACTACCACGAACGTTGAAGATGGAACAGAATTGTACTGGAAGATAAGACCAGGAAATATTCCCGTAACAGACCAAGACTTTGTTTTAGGATTACCACCTGACATTCTAGCTGGTAATTTAAGAATACAGAGTAATCAAGCTACGTTTAATGTTGAAATCAAAACTGATTATATCACCGAACACGATGAAAGTTTTTATGTTGACATAATGACCGGCAACATATACGGAACTGTGGTAACTACTTCGGTTGAGTATGAGATTGAATTGTTTGATGAAAGACCTAAGACTTATGAAATCAGTCAAGATCTATATCTAATAAATAAAGGCTCTACTGTTACATTTACAGTAAACACAACAAAAGTATCGGATGGAACACAGCTTCATTGGCAAGTTATGCCTGGGCCATACAATCCGATCACCTATATTGATATTGACGGTAGTAACGCTACTACAATTAAGACAGGAACTGTTACAATAACCGGAAATACTGGCTCATTTGGTGTAACTGCTGCCTATTCAGCAACAGATTTAGGTAAACGTTTTTATGTTCAATTACGTGATACTAGTTTGATAACAGGCAATATTGTAGCAAATTCTGCTATGACATCCATCGGATTGAAACTTTTCTTAGGACCATTCTAATATGGCTATCGGACGTGTATCAGGCCCAATGCTATTGCGTGACCTGGAACGCCAGGGCATGGATCTCTCCTTTGATGGAGATTTAATTTACTTAGATGTTGTTTATAGAAAAGTTGGTATAAACACAAAACAGCCTAACGTTGAATTGGATGTTAGGGGTAGTGCTAATGTCACTAGCAATTTATATGTCGGTAAAACTGTTACAGTTGGAAATTTATACCAGCTACCTACTACACAACCCACAGCCGGTCAGATCATGGTTGCTGTCGGGGGAGATACTTCTAAGACTATTTGGTTTGGTGGTCTACCTTTTCCTACAACAAGACGTAGAAAATATCAAACGACAATTACAAGTTTGTTAGGGTATGCCAACGTTGATATTGTATTACCATTGGGTGTTAGCAGTATTGTTTACAATCTTAAAGTTAGCAGGCCGGTAAAAGTTGAAGTGTTTGCTACACCGGCCATGGACGAGGATAATCCATATACTTTCATTGCTACTCCGGACCATTTAAAAGATGATGGTACTGTTATATTAAATGATGGTAGCAGTTTCCAAAGTAGACAGTACAGTATTTGGAATAATCTTGAAGATCCTCCCACACAAAACGTTTATATGAAAGTGAGCAGCTTAGACAGTTATTTGGCCGGGGATCCTGTTGAACTAGAAGTCATGTACTACCCGGCAATTACTGATCAAGGTGCTCATATGGATATTGTTACATCACTACCATTGTTAGCTTACTTTGGTAAAATGGTTTGGTTACAGGGCGATAATAGGATTTATGTATATGGGCCAAGTGGATGGTTTCCGCTCTTACAAAAATAATCATGTACTATAAAGAGTTTAAGAGTCAAGTTGGATAAATAGAATATAAGAATTAATATTCGGAGAATAATAGATGGCCGCAACAATTAATACGCAGACAATCACCAATTTGCCTCCAGTTTGGGCAAGTGATGATAGTAGAGAACAACTATACCAGTTTCGTTCTATTGAGCGGACTGGATATCTTACTGTGACTGAATTAGTGAGGGATTTATTAGCCGATGCCGTTAATGAAGCTGCCCTCACAATAATTAATGTTGCGATTGTTGAAACTCACATGTCAACATATGCAAGTAGGGAAAGTAATGGTATAACAAAGTATATCCAATATGTAAACGCAAATCCTGCTAATCCTAAGTTTTTAGCACAGCGTATCAGAAAGATAGATATTCTAGGAGCTGGATATAATGAGGATGACGAATTATTACACTATATCCCGGGTGCTAGAGCAAATGTTAAAATTAAAGTAACAGCGGTAGATTCTGACGGTTTAAAAGGCATAAAAGAATTTGAGGTTCTAGATTCTGGAGATTACAATATTGGCGTGAATCCTTTAAGTGATTTTAAACCTTTAGAATTTAGACGTAGACTAAATCCTAAAGCCGCTATGACCAAGAATTTGGATTACAGTTATGACACTGATAAGGTATCTAACAAGTTTTATTTCCAAAGTAGACACCAAGGAAATGGGTGGGTGCTTACACCTAGTTCTTTAACTCCAGGGGCATTAAAAGAAGGCCCGAATGTAATTGCCTCATTTAAAGGGGCTGTTCAAACTATAGGTGGTACTACACCAAACTGGTGGCAACAATCTTTCGGTGATGGCTCCACTAATCCACGAGGTCGAGGTGGGCCTGGAGATATTAAATCTTTAACCCCTTTTACTGGTCCATTTCCTTTAACAGCACTTGTTGGAAGCCAAGCGGTAACTAGATGGCCAGTTGATGGTATATGGGCTAATATAAAGCCTGGTGATAACGAACAAATTTTCCCTGGATCAGAGATAATGCTGGTACCGGGTTTCGCCAATACAGAAAGTTATATTCCTGCTGGTACATTGGTAACAAAAGTTGAAGAAATAGAAGTTGTAAATGGGTTAACTAGTCAACCGGCAAGCCCAACAACAGCTAATTGGTATGAGACTACTGATCGATACATTTATATGACTGTTGACCAAACTATCAAAATAGATAAGGGTGATCAGTTTTATGTAAGAGGTGCAGGAGCTACATTCTCAGATACAACAACTCTAAATGATACCGCAGAAATTTTCCAAGTAGTAACCGAAGCCACTGAAAGAATTGATCCGTTGGCGGCTGGTCGTGCAACTGTTACTGGAACTCTTACAACAGTTAGCACTACAGCTGGTGTAACAAGTATGGCGTTAACTACACTAACTCATGCAAAGACCGCATGGAACCCTACAATTTTTGAAGGAGCAGTAGTTGACCATACCGGAACACTAGATCTTGCAGGGGCTAAAGTTGCTAGCGTAACTCAAGCTCCTGGTGCATTGACTGCAACTGTTACTTTGGATACTGTGTTAGCCCCTACGTTAGTAACAGCTATGAATGCGAGTGCTACAAAAACATATACATTTGATCTTCCGGTTACGCAATCATACCGTATAGCATTCATAGCCAATGGTAAACAAACTTTATCTTTGGCTGCTGGCACAGCAGTTCAATTAAGAAATGACGCAAACGTAAAAGTAGCAAGGGTAGCAGATTACTTAGGTGGCATCAATGATATTACTGGTTATATCGGGGATGTTCCATCAAAACCAACGTTGTCTACAACTGAAAAAGTTGCTGGTTTAGCTGGAAGAATTGGTGGGAGCGAAAACGTCACCGGTCTTCATGGAACAGAAAGAGGAGCAAATGTTCTTGTAATTACAACAATTACTGCTACTGATAGAGTATATCCTGGATGGGTTTTAGACTATTCTCTTAATGCGACAATTACTGGTACACTACAGGGTAATATGCAAGAAAATACTTATATCATTGAACAAATGTTACCATTAGATGCAACTGCCAGTGAAGTTTTAGGAGGTAAAGGTAGATATCGAATAAACAAATCGTATGCCCCTCTTGCAACTGTAGCTCTAACTTTTACAGGACTTGGCATAGCCAAATGTATAGATAGGAATATCGATCCAAATGATGTTACTCAAGGTTTTGTTAATCGTTCGGTAAGAGTTTCTCAGTACCCCGAAGCTTATCCTTTAAGTTATTATGTAGCTTTTGCAAAACAAGGAATGTTTTTTGGAATTTGGGAAGGCTCTTGGGCCATAATGCAAAAAAGTCGAAAGCGTCAATTAGGAGAAAGGGATTCTTGGTTTAACTGGATGTTAATTCAAAGACCAGTTCATAGATTAACTGGTGCTGTGCGTACAGGTGGTCAAAGTCCTGTATTTTGTATTAACAGCGTAGGCTACCGGTATTGGAAATTTATTGTAAGAGAACGTGATGTAATGCACCCCACGCAAGGTGATGCAGATACTTTCTATTTTGGAGTAGATGAATTTACAGGAAACGTTAAAACAATAAGAACACCTTATAGAGTCCCAGCCGATGCACATACTGAGGATAGTCACGCTTTGCTTAATACTACTCATCAAATTGCACTAACTGAGGACAGCAAGTACTTAGTGTCTTTTTTGTACAACCTGACTACACCGAGGTTTAGATATTCAGACGAATTAGATTTACTTGGTCAAACAGCAGCTGATGTTGCAATGGCAAGTTCAGACGTAAAAATTACTGCCTATGGCGAACCAAAACAAAGAGTTTACAAATCCTTAGCAGCTAACTTACCATATAACGCAGGCTTGAGAGTTTGTGTATTAAAAGACATTTACGTATAAGGAGTTTTATTAAATGCCTGTAGTTAATTATGTAAAGAACGGTTTTAGTAACATAAGAGCTTTAGTTAGTTCTATAGTTGGAGACATGACTTCAACTACAAATGGACATGAATATTTTAAATTAGTATTTCCGACCACTGCGTATACATCCGGTCAGCAGGTTTTTCAACCAAAAAATGGTGGATTTTATCCTGACGCTAATGTTGTAATTTTAGAGTCAAGAATAGCATCCGACCCTCTAGCAAATATAGATGTAAGTGTTACTAATTCCGGGTCAATCAATGCAGCATGGAGACTTGGTTTTGTGCTTCATAATGAGAATATATTAACTGTTCATGCTGGTACAAGATTAAATCTTCCTGGAAAAGAAACAAATCCTTTAGCACCACGTGGAAATTTAGTTTTCTTAACTAATCGAGCGACCAAGGCTGATGCATTGGAATTCAGAGAGCCTGCAGGTTGCATGAATATTAAGTCATGGAGTAACTACACAAATACTAATAATATTTTTGGTAAGGTACCCAAATCAGTGGTAGGGTCTACAAGTGATGTTCAATTACCAGCACCGGATTACACTAAACCAGATGAAGTTTTTATATCAAGAGTGACAAGTGTAGGAGCTGAAACAGCCTATCCGATGAACTACGCACTAACGATGACAAATAGAGGTGTGGTATTAGTAGTTTGGGAGGATAACCAAGAAGAGATTCCTGAAGGTTCTTTACCCGAAAATGGTTATGGTGCATTTAATGGTAATGTTGATATAACTTATGGTAATAGTCCATTGAGATGGTTTGCCATCCAAAGAGCAGTGGATAGAGAAACTGGGAAAGTACGGGGCAGTTATGCCACTAGATCTGGTCTTCCGTTTTTTAATACAGGGGGGTATGGTGCAACTGTTACTATTGCTGTAACACCACCGGGAACCGCAGTTACCGGTGCTACTTTAGTTGCAGGCGGACAATATTATTCTGTAGGCGATATAGTTAATATAGCAGGAGGTGGAGGTAAAGGTGCAACCTTTACTGTAGACACGGTTAATACTACCACCGGTGCAATACTCACACTTACATTAGCTTCTGGTGGTTCTGGCTATGCTGCGGCACTAGCTGTAGCTACATCAACACAGCCATCAGGTCTTACATTAAACATTACTGCTGTTGGTGGCATAGTTACTGTGGCAACTGTAGCATCTGGCGGAGCTTTTTATCCTGTTGGGTTAACAGTAACTATACTTGGTGGTGCTTTTAATGCCACAGTTACCGTCGATACAATTAATCCTGTTACAGGAGAAGTCTTAACATTAATAGGTCTTATTGGAGGTAGCGGCTATACAACTTTGGCTGGAGCAGCTACAACATTTACACCCATTCCAAAATTTGCTAATGAAACAAGTCGTTGCCCTGTATTTTGTGTGTTTGGCACAGGTGTGCCAAACAGCTATAGGAAGTTTATTGTACGAGAAATTGACTCTCTTGTACCAAGTCCAAAAAGGCCTGCCACATATAACACAGAAGATAGTCCAGCAATTTTAAATCCATTGCCACAGCAGAGTGTAACCGAGCAAGGAGAATTTGTTGTAACTTTCCTAAACAATTTATCAACATCAAGATTCAGATATGGTGATGAAATGGATTTGATTGGTACTGTTGGTGCCGAAGTAGCCGGGGCTGGTACTAGTATAACAGTTAAAGTTTATCAAGATACTTATACAAGAACCTATAGAGCAATGTTTACAAATAAACAATACGGTAAGGGTATGAGGATTATGATGTTAACTGCTGCTAATGATGCCGACGAGCAAACTAATACTGGTGTTAACTACACGGGTACTATTATAAATAATCCTATATACTAATGAGGATACTGTATAGTATCAAAAGATGTTTTCTAGCCTATCATCATGTATACCATCAGCAGTAGTCACTACAAGTTTTACTTCAGAGGAATCACAAACTCTTGTAATTAATCAACCTGTAAAAGTTGTTAGTGCCAATGTTTTTTATGTAAATCATACAGCGTCTGTATATAATTTTTATACAGACGCTGCCTTACTTGTACCATACGTAAATCCAGAATTTTATTTTTTAATTGGTCGAACATACCAATTTGTAATAAACACGTTAATAGACGAAGCTTTTGTTATCACCAACACAAGTGGAGTTGAGTATACAAATGGTGTTAGATATTATGGGTATCCCTTAGAAAAACAAGTAGTGATTTGGCAGGGAGGTGTACCCATCAATACTCAAACTATAATAACACCAACATCACTTATAAATCTTCCCTTTGCAGTGTCTAGGTCAATTTGGAGACAACCTTTTGGATCATCTGTAAAAAGTCTTTTATACCTAGGTCCTGACTATAGTGTCACTTTGAACACTATTTTTAATTACGCCACTGTTAATTTTACTGTTCCTGTTAACAACTGTACACTTTATTTTATACCTTACGTAGGTGCTTATGCAGCACGGGATGGACTACATCATAATAATGTAAGATATTCAATCGGTGGTGTCAAACTGACACCGGGCACAGAATTCGTAAATAATGGATTTGTAACTTATTATTATGGATCATGGCCTGCAGGGCATTTGGCAGAAATGGAAAATTATGGTGGCATGAGAGGTTTCGTCACATTTAAACCATCAGCTACTACGCCTTCTACTTTGCAAATTAGAAACAGGAAAACAAATCAAGTACAGGCTACAATTTACGTTACACCTAACGGTACTCAATTTCCAGTAAATGCACAGGTAAAATTAAAAGAAAAAGATCATGTAACTTGTTCGGTTGTGGCTCCCGCTACCTTTTTAAGCTATAATTACTATGAATATAGTTTAAAAAATCAAAAAAATTATTTTGCTGTAGTCACTAAAAATAATTATAGTCCAGTGGTAAAAGGTCCCGATAGACTAAAAAGATTTTTTAATTATGTAAACTACTATTCTAGTGTGTCTTTACTTGATGCTCATAGTAACACTGTTCTATATGTGAGTCCCTCAGGGTTAGGTCACGGATCTATCGCGGTAGAAAACGCAACTGTAAAATTTAATGACTATCATATCATCTTAGATGTTCAAAATTACAAAGTAAATTTGTACACTGGCCAAGGAGGTTTAAATTTTACAAAAAAACTTTCCGATTTTCCTATTTCATATTTTAAGTTTAACTATATCAACAACGGTCAAACATTCGTCGATTTAGGTGTATTATGTGCAGACGGAAAAATATACAGAATAAAACCTGATTTATCGGTCATAGTTAGCAATGCATTTACACCAGCTACGCTAAGTTTAGCATTTATAAATGCTAATTTACCTATAAATGAAGACATTCCCTTTTTAGGTAGTTTTTCTGACGCAGCAAGAGCAAAACTTGTTACTAGCTTATTTCCTGTTGTAAATTCTTGTTCACTTAAAATAGGTACGTCGGAAGCATATCTTGCTGGATCTACCTCTTTGGCACGTGTAAATTTAGACACAGGTTTAGTCTTTAGTACTATTACTTTAGGTGGATTAAGGGTAGCCTCAGTGACTTATCATGATACATCTGGGGTAATAATTACAACTACCAATCATAGAATTTATTATGTACAGAATAATGGAGCTATAACCGACCTAACACCTCCGGGGGGGCCCTTTGTCTTAGGCCAACCTGATAATATGGAGTATAGTCAGGCCGGTAGAACTGCTATTCCTGATTGCCATAATAAAAGATTGATCATAATTAACGGAATTCTTTCATCCGATATTACCTATATATATTTAGGAGATTTCGTACCAGCATATGTTAAAAGATTTGGTAAATCAATTCTAATTACAGGTCACGATACTAATTGTGTTATTGAAATAAATGTACTAGATAGTTATCAATTAGGTATAACAGAGACTTCGGCGGCTATTAAAATAAAAAATTATTATTTTACAAAAAAAGTAACCCTAGCCAGTAAAATAGGGATGTCAATTTTAGCTCACCATTTTTTAGATAATAGAACTACATTAGATCTACTTGGCTCTGGTATAAAAAAGGTAATCCCTTATAGTTTAGATTATAGAGAAGGGCCAGTTAATGCAATAGGAACCACACCAAAAATATTTAGATTAATTGGTGAACCATCATTAACACCCATAGCCGGACCATATATTAAATGGTGGGTTAATGGCGAACTTATGGCCAATCTAGTTGATGATTCTTATTTAGGAGTTGTTTACCGAGCTCCTTCGGCAGGATTACATAGAAGTTTTATAATATTAGGGGAACATGCCCTTGACTACGACACAAAATCTATAACAGATTCGTCATATTTGGATCATTTTACAGCTGGTGCCTACAACACCCTTGTAGCAACCTTTACGCCGGGCACTGTGTATGTTCCTCCGGTATTTGCTGCGGGTACTTATACATTGCCGTTTGACATAAATTATTTCGGCAATAGCTTTACTGAATTTTTGTTTAGCGGCAATCATGGAGTTTTAGGTTTTGATACAACCTTTCCATTAGGTATAACATTGCCTAACTTCGCAGCAATGACAACTAATGCTTTGTTAATTGAACCAAGGCAGATGTACATAGATTATCACATTGATAATCGTATAGTTGCAGCAGTTACGTGGGCTCCGACCTTTTTGGGAATAATTCCTGGGGTATTCTATAAACAAGGTATAATAGGAGAATTTAATTATTATCATTGGAAAGCGGTCGGAACGATTCCAACGCCAAATCCAAACGGTTTAGTTAGGTCTACAGAAAGCATTGCTCAGACTGGTGTTTATATAAACATGCAGGATTTTTCCGGTGTTCTTGTAAGGGATTATGCTAGCAATCCCATAGCCGGTACTCCACCATATGCTGTAATTGTTTCTACAGGACCTGTAGTAGGTTCTCCTAGTAATGAAGTATTAAGCATAATACCTTATCTTGTTACAAAAAATGCATACTATAGTTCAGGAAATAGAGTCTATGTCACAACTCCGGCAGCATCATTTTACAAATATGCCCAAGTTGTACCATCAGGTTTGACTTCTGTGTATGGTTGGACTGCTGCTGTTAACTATGATAATTATTATCTCGGTAATGTTGTTTTAGAGATATCCGGCAACAAAGTAACAGAAGAGGGGCTAGTTGATTTAGCCATTATAAACAAAAACGAATTTATTTTTGAATATACAACAAGTACAGTCAGTACTACATACGAGCGTGGTTTATTAAATGATTTCTTAACTGTTGTTGGTACAACAACCTCAACTGTAGTTAATGACATTGTTACAGCAGTCAATATTCAACATTCTTCGGTATCATTTAATCCAACCTCAGCAAGATCCGATAAATTTATCGAAATAGATTCAACTGTTTATAATAAGTTAGTGATTGGACAAACATTAAAGAGTGCATTATTTGGTGGAACCGACGTAATTATAAGTAAAACCACACAACCTATAACTTTTAGATTAACAGTTACCCCCCAAATGGCATGGGAGGGTGTGCCATCAGTATTTCCTCCAACTACAATTGTAATTGATTTTATTACTACTAATATTCCAGACGGTAACGCTTATAAATTTGATATTACATCTGGACCATATTTCCCGGCGGTAAGCATAGCCGCAGATTTTGGACCATTCTGGACAGTTGAATGGCCAACAACTGTTATTGCTCCAATTACCATAGCTAATGGACCAACCGTAAATTTAACTATATATGGTAATCATATTAGAATAAAAATTCCTGTCGTGGCAGATACTATACCGTTTGCTACAGAGAAATTAGAAAGTTGGAACGTTAAGGTAACAAACTTAACAGGTATAGGTGTTAATTTAAGATTAGGACATACTACAGCTACTAAGTTATTGATTGGCAATACATTATCGAATACTGGAGTAAGCTCTGATCTTGCTACAACAATTCTTTACCTTATAGGTTTCTCCTCAAATTATAATTCAAGTGTAACTGACATTATTATCGGTGATACTTCGGTGTTTACGTTTTTGGCGTTACCACCATCTGTCCAAAAACAAACTGTATATAATCCTATAGTATATGCATTACCACAACCACCACCACCGGCACCACCTATAACCGATCCTTTTGATACCATAACTGTAGATGTTTATTCGATTACTTTAGTTCGCTATAAAAATTATGTCTTTGAGCTACTTTCTCCTATAACAACTCCAATTACTGTACCAACCATTATTGATATAAAAGGTAATTTTTTAGAATTTTCAACATCACAGGTTCTTCCAGCTTCAACTCCTATATTGTTTAAAACCTATTTTGTTCCTAGCATGATCGAGTTTGATGTTGGTTTTTGGAGAGGCCGCGGTTATCAATACATAGAATTTAATTATCCTACGAGTACTTTTCATGACAGTTCATTAACAATTGGTCTACGAAATGCAAGTAATACCTATAACTATCAAATAGCAGGGACACCGCCACTACCACAGGTGTCATACCTGTTTGGTGGTAATTACAGCGATGGTATACTATATAATCTTGGTCTAGGAAAATTTAATTATTTACCATCTGGTGGTTTTGTAGCAAGAAGACCAAGAATTTTTAAAGAAAGAAGCGTAGATGAAACCACAGTCAAATATGACATTTACATAGATCAAAAAATTTCTACCTTGATTGATGTTAGAGCCAGCGTAGATTATGGTATTTTGCGATTAAATGATGGATTTTACGACGGTTCTAAAAAGATAAACGAAGGTGATGTACTTACTCTTATTGTTCCATTCAAAACAAATCTAATTAGATCGGCTGTAATTTTAGGTTTAGGCAAAAATCAATTTGCAATACCTATAACTCCTGAATCACAAATTAATAGTATTACCGATACAATAGTACCGTTGGGAATTCAACCTACAATTACTAATCAAAATATTAGTTACATTATTTTGGTGACTGGTAATTACTTTGTCCCAGATTATTTTTCTGATTCCACTGGAGGCGGTAGCGAAATACAATTTTCTTTATGGGATAACACTGGCTTAATCAAATATTATGATATTCCTAGGGGTTCTTATTTTACTCCAGCTGCTGGGGACATGTTGAAAGTAAATAATATCTTCACCGGATATAGACAATATAATATAATAGAAACTTTAATAGTTGGATCAAATGAGTTTATAAAATTACAAATTCAAACAGTTGGTGCACCAGCAATTATAAATTATTTAAATTATGGACTTTTACAGTCACCATTCACCCAACTTAATAGATCGGCTAACATAGTTCTTAATCCAGGATTAGGTCCACCTTTAACTAAAGTTCAATTTTTACCTTCTGGGAGTGGTCCCAACATCCCACAACTTTTGCTAGGTATTGGTTTACCTTTTAACGAAACTTTCGATGGTAACAGTTTTATGTCTATCCCGTATTATGAGACTAACTCGTATCTTAATGTTACATCTCCTACTTTGCCATCAGGAACACCAATTACTTTATTCAGCGATCAGATTAATGTAACGTTTATAACTCATAGTTTAGGAAAAACCACTAGGTTAGGAACATTTTATGATACTATACCTACAAATACTTTACTTGGTCTAGAATGGGATCTGTGGTCATATAATGCAAATAATTCTAAAATTTATCAGATTACATTAGATCCATTAGATAATAGTGAAGTATACACAGAGGTCGGAAGTTGGTCTATTCAAAATAAAACTATAGTAGGACCAATTCTTGTTAATGGTATAGCTAATACAGGACGAAGTGTGGCAAATATTAACATAATTTTTGCCGGACTTGGTTATGATAGAAATAATATGTTACTTGTAATTGATCCCCCTCCTCCTCCGGGACTACCTGCAGAAGGTATTATAGTTTTAGATTTAATAGGCACTGGTACTGTTGTAAGTATCAATTTGACAAGCGGCGGAAGCGGCTATATAAACCCGCCCACTGTAACTATTGTAGGTCCATTTACACTGCCGGCTGTTTTAGAAGCTGTGTTGGCTACCGATATTTTCCCACATGAAACAGAAATCAAGATTCCATTTGGTCCTCAGATGGATAAATCTACTGAATTAGTTGAGGCTTTGCCAACTTTCGATTTACCGCCAGCTAAACAAGACAATGCTATTACTTTATTACAAACACTATTACCAAAAGAAACAAATATTGTTATTAATACAGTGGCGTACAAACCAAATATTGAATTTAATTACATCACTACACCTCAACCAATTTTTGGCGTTTTTAGTTCTCCTAATTTGTATGGCAACCCGCTTGGATATAAACATGGCATAGGCCCGAGTTTTTTTACTAAGGACACAGATACAGAAGTTTTAAAATTTGGATCATTTACTAAAATGCTAACTTATGGCCCTAGAATCACCGTAAATCCAATTATGGTGAACATAGAAAACGATGATAAAGTTTTACCACAAGTTACCACGCTTAAACAGAAAATGGGTAATTATGCTAAAAACTTTCCGGTAAACTTTTTTACATCAAAAAATTATTTTAATTTTATGACGTTTATACCAACCAAAGTTAAACCACCTGATCCTTTTCTAGATTTTCCATTTACAATTTTTGGTAAAAAGAGTGGCTTTGAGTTTGATAAACAAGTGACATCGTTTAAATCGGACCCTTCTCCTATAGAACTAGAAGGACCGCAGTCTAATTTAACAAAAGAACTTATCCCACAAGAAAGACCAGGTGGTCAAATTTACTTATTCTCTGAAAAGGCTATATATGAACTAGGTTATATAAATTACCTTTTTGGAGACCCTCTAGAACAGGATTTGAATTATTTTGTTCCTATAATCTCTGATCCGCTACTTGGGGAATATCAAACTACTTTAGACTATTATAAACAAGTAGGGAATGAGTATGATACAATAACAGTAATGACTCCTCCTACAGCCGAGGAAGAAAAGGTATCTTTTACTGTTCTAACACCTGAAAGTGCCAGTGCAGATAAAGATATATTTACTCTATTGACACC